CGAGGCGGCCACCACCTACGCCAAGCTGTTTGGCTCCAAGCGCCTGTACATGGTCGACCCCGGCGTGCAGCTGTGGGACACCGTTACCAGCGCGACCATCGACGCGCCGGCCTCGGCCTGGGCTGCCGGCGTGTTCGCCTACACCGACAGCGAATACGGTTTCTGGTCGTCGCCTTCGAACAAGGAGTTTGTCGGCATCACCGGCACCACCCGCGCAATCGAGTACCTGGACGGCGACGAGACGTGCCGGGCCAACCTGCTCAACAACGCCAATATCGCGACCATCATCCGCGACGATGGTTTCCGCCTGTGGGGCAACCGGACGCTGTCGAGCGATTCGAAATGGGCGTTTGTCACCCGCGTGCGGACCATGGACATGGTCATGGACGCGATTCTGTACGGCCACAAGTGGGCGGTGGACCGGGGCATTACCTCGACCTACATCCGCGATGTGACCGAGGGCCTGCAGGCCTTCATGCGCGACCTGAAAGCCCAGGGCGCAATCATCAACTTCGAGGTTTACGCCGATCCGGTGCTCAACACGGCCAGCCAGCTGGAGCAGGGCAAGGTGTATTGGAACATCCGTTTCACCGACGTTCCGCCGGCTGAAAACCCGAATTTCCGTATCGAAGTCACCAATCAATGGCTGACAGAAGTCCTCGATCAAGTCGCGTAAGGAGCGCACCACATGGCAATGATTCCCGAAATTCTGGCCAACATGAACCTGTTTGTGGACGGTGTCAGCTTCCAGGGCGACGTGCCCAGCCTGACCTTGCCCAAGCTCACGTTGAAGATGGAGGAGCACCGTCCAGGTGGCATGGACATGCCTATCGAGATGGACGTGGGTATGGAGAAGATGGAGTCCAACTTCACCACCACTGGCGTGCGCAAAGAGTCGCTGAAGTTCTACGGCCTGGCTGACGGTAGCGCCTTCAACGGTACGTTCCGGGGCTCGTTCAAGGGCCACAAGGGCGAAACGAAGCCGGTGATTGTCACGCAGCGCGGCACCCTGAAAGAGCTGGATATGGGTGACTGGAAACCAGGTGACAAGGCCGAGCTCAAGCACGCAGTGGCGTTGACCTACTACAAGCTGGAAGTCGGCGGGGAGGTCATCTACGAGATCGACCCGATGGCCATGAAGCGCGTTATCAACGGCGTCGACCAGCTGGCTAGCCAGCGCCGCGACCTCGGCGTGTAATCCCTTCAGCCCTTTCTCACACCCTTTTCAAGGTATCAATCCATGACCAAGCCACTGCCCAAGTTCATCATGCTGGAAGCCGACCGCGTCACCGTAACGCTCACCAGCCCGGCCGAGCTCAACGGCGTTCAGCAGGACCACGTCACCTTGCGCGCGCCGACTGTGCGCGACATCCGCAACTCGACCAAAACCTCTGACGGCGACGACGAGCAGCGCGAACTGAACCTGTTTGCCTCCCTGGCCGAGGTTCACGTCAAAGATCTAGAGGGCCTCACCTACAAGGACTACAACCGCCTGGCCACGGGCTACAACTTTCTGGTGCGAGACGACGAGCTTTAATCCGGCCACGCAAAAGCAAGCGGCCAAGCGACTTGCGGCTGAGCTGAACTTCTCGGCAGCAGAGATCCAGACCATGTCCTACGCGGACATGGTTTGGTGGCTCACGGATTAAGCTTGCACAGGGGGCACCGATGGCAAGCAGGCTAGCGTTATCGCTGGTGATCGGGGGTGCTGTCGCCTCATCTGTAGGCGCAGCCTTCAAAACGGTCGAGAACGGCATCCAGAAATTGGAGGCCAGAGGCAACAGGGCCAAGGTGCTGAAAAGCACCATTGGTGAAACCATCAAGCTGCGCGAAGAGTGGAAGCGGGCGCACGACAGTGGTGCTGCCGGCGCCGACAAGCTGCTGCGCAAGCTGGACAGCAATCTGGATGCCTTGCGCAAGCAGGGCATCGAGGTCGGTCGCCTCAGTCGTGAATATCAGCGCCTGGGGCGTGAGGCGAAGAGCGCCGATCTGCAGCTCAAGGGGCACCAGCAGCTGCAGGCGGGCAAGGCCTCGATGAAGTCGAACATCGGCCAGGCCGTAGTTGCCACGGGTATGGCCGCAGTGCCGACGATGATCAGCGCGAATTATCAAGCGATCATCCGTGACATTGCGATCAAGGCCGACATCGTCAACAAGCCGGAGGAGCGGCAGCTCACCCGAACAGTTATCGACACGGCCAAAGACACAGGGATGTCACGCAATGATGTGGCTGACCTGGTCAACCAGCTGGTCGGCGCAGGCATGGAGCTGGACAAGGCGCTGTCGTATGCCCCGGTCGCGGCCAAGTTCGCTATTGGCCAGGGATCTTCGGGTGTTGACACTGCATCGATGATCCAGGCGCTGCAGCAGAACGCCAAGATCAGCGACCCGAAGGTGATGCAGCAGGCCCTGGAGGCGATCGCCTACCAAGGCCAGGCGGGTAGCTTCGAGGCCAGCGACATGGCCAAGTGGTTCCCGCAATTACTCGCCGGCATGGAGAAAAACGGGATCACCGGGCTGGATGCGGTGACCTCGCTCGGCTCGATGCTGCAGGTGCAGATGAAGACCGCCGGCAGTTCGGACGAAGCGGCGAACAACTTCAAGAACTGGATGGAGAAGATCGGTTCGGGCGAGGTGGTCAAGGCCTATAAAGATGCTGGCATTGATTATCAATCCTCGCTGAACACCGGCCTGCAGAAGGGCATGAACGTCATTGAGGCGTCCATGGCCCTGGCCATGAGGTACGTCGAGGCGACCGACCCCGCGAAGGCCAAGCAGATCGAGGCGGCCAAGGCCAAGATCGACAAGGAAGTCGACCCCGAGAAAGCCAAAGCGGCGCTGGACGCTCTGGAAAAGACCCTGCGTACCGGCGATATCTTCGCCGACATGCAGGTCAAGGCGGCGCTCACTGCTTACGGGCAGAACAGGGGGCTGTATGAGGAACTCAAGGCCGACTCGCAAAAAGCTTCGGGCATCCTCGACAAGAACCTGGCCGAGCGCCGTGAAACATCGGCGCAGCAGTGGGCCGAGACGGTCCAGGCGGCAGACGACGCAATGCGCAGCATTGGCGACGCTATCCGTCCGGCAACTGATATGGCGTCCAAAGGCCTGACTGCCGTCGCCCGTGGCATTACCTCGCTGTCTGACAGCTTCCCGGCTGTCGTCGCTGGCATAACCGGTACCGTGGCGGCCATCCTCGCACTCAAGACTGCATCCAGCGCATTCAAGATCGGGCGTGGTGTGTTGAACATCGCGCGAGGTCGAGGCCTGGAGAGGATGGCCGGCCGGGCGGGGCGTGGCGATCGTATGCCCATTGAGCTGCCTAAGACGGGCAGCAAAGTGGTCGATACCGGCCTTGGCCTGCTGGGTAAGGTGTTTGGAGCAACGCCGAAGGATGCGGCACCTGCGAACGACTCGCTAGCAGGCAGGGATGACACGCAGCGGGTATTCGTGGTCAATGCCGATGCATTCAGCGGGATCGGCAGTAGCGTCGCAAATAGCGCGCCTGTAGCACCTGCCCGGGGTAGTCGTAGAAGCCGGCGCCGGGCTCGCAGACGAGAGGCAAGGCAAGCGCCCCAAGCCCGGCCTGGGGTGAAGGTTGAAGCGCCCAAGTCGCCACCGGTGAAGCCACCTGCTGCAGTAGCTGCGCCGAAGATGGTGGCCGGGGTTGCAGAGTTGGGGAGGGTTGCTCGCTCGGTGCATGGTGTTACGCGTCTTGCCAAGCGACTACCTGGTGGGAATGTTGTTGACGCCGGTGCTGCTGCGATCGATGTCGCACTGAACGCCAGTTCTCAGGATGAGAAGGCAGAGGGGTACGGTGGTGTAGCGGGCAGCCTTGCGGGAGCGCTCGCAGGCGCGGCTGCTGGAGCGGCCATTGGATCGGTGGTACCGGTCATAGGTACTGCAGTCGGCGGTGCCGTCGGCGCTGTACTGGGCGGCATGGGCGGCGAGTCGATCGGCGGGTGGCTGGGCAAGCGCTGGTTTGGCGATGAGCAACCCGAGCCCGAAGCCAGGGCGAAACCGGAAAGTCCGCCAGCGCCTGGGGAGGCGGTACGGGTATCCCTGGCACTGGCGCATGAGGACAAGCCAACTCTCAAGGTTGATACCTCGGCCCCGTTACCAGCAGCGCCAAAAGCTGCTCTCGTAGCGCCGGTAGTGATCGACAACCATGAACCTGCCACCAAGCCAGTGCCGGCGGTGCCGGTACCGGCCTTAGGTGACACGGTGCGCAACGTGCCCGCCCCTGTGCCAGCCGAGCCAGAGGTGTCGTATGAACCGCTCGACCCGGCGTCTAAAGATCCGTACCTGGTGCCCGCGCTGACGGCCAACAAGGTCCGTTTTCCAGGTGCGGCTCTGGTGCGGCCACCGGCGCAGCCCGAACCTCAACCTGAGGCCGAGCCGATCGAGCAGCAACCGCCGGCGAAGCTGGGTAATACGTTGCGCGCCGTGACGGTTTCGGCTCCAGCACAACCTGAGCCAGTGACCGACCCTGAACCGACGCCGGCGCTGCAGGAGCTGCCGAGGCTGGGCGACACGGTAAAAACCGTGGCCACTCCGGCCCCGGCTGAGCCTGAAGTGACGTATGACCCGCTCGACCCGGCGTCCAAAGATCCGTACCTGGTGCCCGCGCTAACGGCCAGCAAGGTGCGTTTCCCAGGTGCGCCACTTGTACGGCCGCCGGCGCAAACGGCGCCTCAAGCCGAAGCCGTACCGATCGTGCAGGGGCCGCCAGCAAAACTGGGTAAGACGATGCAAGCCGTGGCCGTTTCGGCTCCGGTGCAACCTGAGCCAGCAGTCGAGTCTGAACCGGCACCGTCGCTGCAGGAACTGCCGAGGTTGGGCGATACGGTAAAAGCCGTGGCCACTCCGACCCCGGTTGAGCCTGAAGTGTCGTATGACCCGCTCGACCCGGCGTCCAAGGACCCTTACCTCGTACCGGCATTGACGGCAAACAAGGTGCGCTTCCCTGGTGCGCCGCTGGTGCGGCCGCCGGCGCAACCTCACCCTGTGCCTGAGCCTGTGCTGCAGGAAGCACCGAAGTTGGGCAGCTCAGTGCGATCCGTGGCTACACCGGCGCCGACCGAGCCTGAGGTGTCGTATGACCCGCGTGACCCCGAGTCCAAGGACCCTTACCTGCTGCCGGCGTTGACGGCCAACAAGGTGCGTTTCCCGGGTGCAGGCCTGGTGCCACCGCAAGCCCAACCGCAACCGGCGCCGGAAACGCCGCCGGTGAGGCTGGGCGAAACGGTGCGCGAGATCCCGGCTAAAACGGCGCCAGTGCCTGTGATGATCGACAGTCGCGAACGTAGACCCGCCGCCGATGATGCATCTCCTTCACCTATGCCCCAGTTGGCAGCAATGCCGGCCGGTTTCGGTGATGTCGTGCGTGACATGGTGGCCAAGTCGGCGCCGGTGCCCCCTCGGATGCCCGAACTGGCTCAGCCAGCTAAAGCGGCTGCGCCTGTGGCGGTATCGGCTCCGAAGGTGGATCAGGCGTTTTCGTTCTCGCCAAATATCAAGATCGATGTACAGGGCGATGTGAAAGACGCGTCGCAGGTTGTCCGGGAAATCGAGTCGCCGCTGCGTCAGTTGTTCGAGGCATGGCAGCGCGAAGCCTCGGCGCGCATGGCTTCGGCTCAACTGTTCGATCAACCGCATGTTTAAGGAGGGCCTATGGCCTACATGGCGCAGTTGGAGGCATCCCTGTCCGGCCTGGTTTCAGCGGGGGAGGCCGGGCGCAAGGGAGTGGATGGCATGATGTCCCCACTCAATAGCGCGGTCGGCAGCATCACGGGTGCGGCTTCCGAGCTGGAAAACATCCCGTTCGTGGGGCCGGAGGCCGGCGCGAAGCTTGGCCGGATAGTGCGCAGTATCAACGTGGCGCAGTCTCAGGTGGGTCAAGTGGCGTCAATGTATAGCCGAGCAGTCACCGGTGCCACTCAGGTGCAGGAGCGGCTCGGCACGTTCAAGCAGATGGCGGCCAAGGTCACAGCCCAGGCCGGCCGGGTGGCGGGGCTGGTCAGCCCGTCTCTGTCCAACGTGCTGCCTACCGGTGGGATGCTGGGTTCGGCTACTCCGCTACCTGAGGCGGTCGCGCCTTATCCGCACTTGCTGATCATCCAGCCACACGATCCGAAGAAACAGCCGTATTATTTCAACCTGGGCACCGCTGCCTTTGATGAGTTGCGGCGTCAAACGTCGTTCCGTTGGGCTGGCCAAGAGCGTCTGCGGCGGAGCATCGCCCAGCAGGCAGTGGGCCTGGGTGAGGACAAGATAACGCTCAAGGGGGCGATCTTCCCCCACCACAACGGTGGCATCAAGCAACTGGGCGTGCTGCGTAGCATCGGTCGCAACCTGCAAGCACTGAAGCTAGTCACGGGTTATGGCGAGGTGCTGGGCGATTGGTGCCTCGTCAATATCGAAGAGGAGCAAAGCCACCTGCTGGCTGGTGGCATCCCCCGTAAACAGGGTTTCAACCTGGAGTTTGTGAGCTATGGCAACGACCT